AGACATATCTGGAGCTGATACTTTTGCAGTATCTGTATTCATCATACCTGTTGTTGTAGGTTGATCTTTAGTAACTGTCCCTTTCATATCTGTTATTGCCATTGTTTCTCCCTAATAAAATTAAGATATCCAATCTAAATTTTTATATTTATTTTTATTTAAATTTATAACATAAGATTTTACATTGTTTTCACATGTACTCATGCCCATATGTTTAGTGTATAATTTATCTAAAGATGATTCACCTGTAATAGTATATACTAAACCTAATTTATTTTTTATAGCTTGTTTTTCTATTTCTTGAATACATAGTTTCATAGCTTTAAAAAGTTTTATTTTACCTATTTTTGGATTTGAAAATAAACCATACATAAATCCAAACTTAGCTTTTTTATCTATATATAATCCAGCTGCACAAATTTTTTCTTTATCACTAATTATTATACCTAATGGTGGTAACATCTCTTTAGGAATAGCTAAATCCCATTTTCGATCTTTACACCATTTACTAATAATAGAATAGTCTTTACTTAAATCCCACTTTTTAATTTGCATTTAATGTATTAACGTTATGTTCGTTAATAGTATTTCCGTAACTTTTCCAATTATTAAAAAAATCTTCTTCGTTATTAACTAACTGATCTTGTTCACTTACTTCAAAGTAATCAGTAAATAAAATATCATCAATTAAAATTCTTCTATTTTCTGACCCAAATACATATACAGTATTTAAATCATCACCTAATGATTTACCATGTTTAGTATCTCTGACTCTAATCCAAGTACCATCTTCATTTACCATATGGCTTCCTGAAACTTTAATACCTTTATAATTATATAATTCTGTATTTAAGAATTTACCTACTGCAAATACATTTCCACCTATTGCAACATTATCTCCTAAATTAACTTGCTCTACTGGTTTTTTAGAACCATCAAACATTGTAATTAGTGTGCCTTTAATGAAACAACCACCACCACCACCATTATCAGCACCTGATCGCATATTAGGATTTGTAGATTTTGTCTCTTTTGTTTTAGCGGCTTCTTTTGCACTATTAAAATCATTTGCTTCTTTTTGAAAACTTCTAGTTTTCGCAGCAAACTCTTTAGATTTTTTAGAATCTTTACCATATTTAGCATCTACTCTAGCTTGACCAACATTCATTCTAGTTGAAATTCTACCTGCTATAGCACCTGATAAATCTCCTTTAGCAGAATCTCTATTAAATCCTACGAGAACACTATCTGCAGCACTTGTAGCTATTGTACCATCTCTTAATCTTACTGAAGCTATTCTTCCAGGATCTGTAGTTCCACCTAATTCATAATTAGTTGTATATCCTAAAGATTTTGCTGCAGCAGTATCTGCTTCTCTTCTTCTTTTATCTGCAGCAGTTACTCCCAGTATAGCATCGCCAATTCCACTTCCAATTTCAGCTGCCATTCGTATACCCGCACCTACTAATTTTATAGATTTATTATTTTTTACTGCATCTGTTGCAAACTCTTTTGCTTTAGACATTAAACTTTTATCAGGTAGTGCTGGTTGTCCAAATTTAATTGCATCTGGAACACCATATAATGTACTAGTTTTTGCACCAGTTAGTGTTCCTTGAGGAACTGTTTTAGGTCCTTTTGAAAAATCTCCTATAGGAGCTGCATCCATTGTGAAAGTATCTGCCCTACCTGCAGTCGATGCAAAACCTTCTTTAGTAGTAACTGATGTACCTTTCATTTCGTTAATTTGAGTTCTTAATTCTCTTGAATACATTAAATCTTCTAATGCCTGCTCTTCATCTACACTACCAGTCATATTTCTTTGTTGTACATCTGATTGATGTCTATTATATTCATTTACAACATTTTGATATGCTTTTGGCATTGATTCTAAAGATCTTATATCTTCAACTCTTATAGCACCTTGGTTAATATCTGATTTATCTACTCGATTTAAACCCATATCTTTACTTGCAAACTCAGTAGCTTCTTTTTGTATATCTCTATATTGTGTGTCACCAGTATAATCAAAATTATTTCGACCACCTCCATCACCCTGATTACCAGAGGTTTCAATTCTTTGACATACGCCATCAACTAATTTAAATCCAGGTGGGCATGGATCTGGAGTTGTAGTTTTATCATCCTCAGTTGGTGGAGCAGTATAAGCTGCTTGATTTATTTCAGGTAACTTTAAATCAGGAAGTTTTACAAATCCAACTTCCTTTATTGCGTATGCACCTGTAGCATCTTGTTCTAGTTGAAAAGTTCCACCGCCAACTCTGTTTGGATCAAATGTTTTAATTGTCATAATTAGTTTTATTCTGCCTGTTCGCTTGTTCTAGGTTGAGTATCTGCCGCACTAAAGCCAGCTTCCCCTGGCATCGGTACATTGCCTGTTCCGATGTTGCCACCTCCAGCTCCTGATGGATCTGTAGGCGAAGCTCCTGTAGGTACTTCTTGAGTTGGCCCCATTTGACTTTGTCCTCCAGCAGGGGCTGTATTGTTTTGATTTCCATTTGCCATTCCCATTATTTGTGCATAGATCGCAGCTTTCTCTGGATCGTTAATTAATTGATCTGGATCAATATCTAAAGACTTAGCAATCTCTTTTAAACAAGTATGCCATCTAACAAATGGTGCAAGTGCAGGGTTAGCTGCTGTTTGCATAAATGTCATTAGTCTTTGAGATCTTACTTCTTTCTGCATTAAAGAAGAAGTGCCTTCTGCTTTGATCTCTAGATCACCTATTATGTGTGGAGCATCATCATTAAATTGCATGTTCCAATGAAACAATGATTGTCCTAGGGGCTTTAATAAATAGTCATCTATATTCTTAACTACTGTTTTAATACTTAATGCTGCAGCACCCATAAGCATTGACATGCCTGATGCTGTTCTAGTTGTAGATTGTACACCTGTTGCTCCATGTGAGTATGAAGGTATACCAGTTGCTTCATCAGCTAACTGTCTAAACTTATCAAACATTTGTAAATTCTCATATGCAGTATTAGGAAATTTTAATCCATGTACTGCTTGCCCTGTTTGACCACTCTGTCTTCTAAATATTTTACCAGGAAATACTTTCATATCTTGACCTGGTACTAACATAGTTTCATCTACATCAAATACTAAATTACCTGCTAGTGCTAAGTTATCAATAGCCATTCTTGCATGACCATTCATAACCATTTGAGAATCTTCCATATTTTCTGGAATACCAATACCAAAGAATTGATATGGATTTAATTCGTATGGACAAACTAGATAAGGTATTCTAGTTGGTGTAAATGGATTCTCAACCATTCTTAAAACTTTATTACCACATATCCAAACATTAACATGTATAACATCTGAATCAGTACTATAGGATAGGCCACATTCATCTGCTAGCTTTCTATCTACTATACCCCAATATTCTAAAACTTCAAATCTGTTTTTATAAATCGTTTGTATATTTTCTCTATCATACAAAGAAGATTCAAATCCTCTTGTTTGATAATTAGGACCCATCTCTAAACATTCTAAAACAGCTTCACTATCAAACATAGGTTTATCTGCTAAGTCTTGAAACTGTGCTTTGTTGTAAGAATGTCTTTGAATTACATAATCACAATCATGTATAGTTGTAGCGTTTGGATCTGGATAAAAATCCCAACATGATACAGCTTCTATAGATGGTATAGCTTTTGTTTTAGTAGCTTGTACTCTTGTTACATTACCATCTTCATCTTCTGCTGTAGAAAATAAATTATAATCTTTTGTATCTGTAAATGGACCTTTTAAAATACCTGTACCCATTAATGCCATTTCAAAAAATACATGACGCATAATAGTGATAGCTCTACTTTCTTCAAGCTGATCGTGTATTAGCTTCTGCATTTTTTCTGCAGCCATTCTAGCTGGCTCTATCTGTGGAGCACCTGTGTATGATGGACCTTCTTTAAAACCAAGATTTTCATATTCTTGATTTAAATTTTTCATCAAATCATTTACTGTAGCTCCAGGAGGTATACTAGCACCATCACCAGGAAATCCATAAGGTTCTGGTT